TCGCAAGAAACTTCTGTATGAGATCGATGAAATGCAGGAGGACGTGCGTAAATTGCGAGAAGACGTAGAAAATGGTGTTGTTAAAAGAGACGCTGGCGTTGCTCGGATTGCTTCAATGCAAAAAGAAATTCGCGGCCACATTGATCAAGTAGAAAAATTTACGAATACCAAAGATCGCAAAGGATTGCTCATGGCCGGCGCCGATAGGGCAATTCGTGAACTCATGTTCATTTTCAAAGACGATCCAATTGAAATCCCCCTGGAAGAAGCAACAATGAGTGTGTGGGCGCGTATGCAACTAGAAGAATAATCCTTGCTATAATTTATTGATAGTTAATACAACGGCAATGGGAGCAGGGAAGAAGATACCAGGCCAACAAATGGCTGGTAAATATTCGGGCGAAATGAATGCCGCGAAAATGAATGCCGCGAATGCCGCGAAAAGGAATGCCGCGAAGTCGCAAGGTCTTCCCGCAAAAGGTCCGTAGCCTCAACCCACTGCTCTCGACAAACTTGCATCGTAATGGCAAAAAACAAAATGCCGCTCGAGCTTCTGGAGCACTTCAAAAAGAAAGAAGCCAAAAATGAGGACGGAACCGAGATGTCCGACAAAGAGAAGCGTAAGGCTGCTCTTGATAAAGCACGTAAATATCAAGAACAAAAGAAGAAAAAATAAAGTAGTATTCAGATAGAAGACTATTTTATTTCGTGCCAAGTTATACGCATCTTGCATACAGGCGCAACGCTCGCGCTGCTGCACGGCAACAGCAGATCCGTGTTCCGCGTAATGCAGACTCCTTGGCATTGGCCCGAGAAGACTTTGGTTTTTTCTGTGAGTACGTAGCTGATAAGCCTCCCGCTAAGCATCATCTTGATTGGCATCGTCACTTTGTGACGCATGAAGACAGTAGTTGTCTGATTAAGATTGCTGGCCCCAATGTTGATCTGCTTGCTCCCAGGGGATCGGCCAAGTCAACGGTCCTTGGCTTGCTTACCGCCTGGGCCATTGGAATTCACACACAAGCCAAGCTTCCGCTACAAATTCTTTACCTTTCTTACACGGTCGATATTGCGCGTTCTAAATCGGCCACGATCAAACGGATCATTGAAAGCAAGCGATATCAAGAAGTTTTTCCAAGTGTTCGGTTGATGAAGAACGTGACCAGTAATGAGTACTGGTCCATCGATCATCGTTTTGCCGGCATTGACACCACTGGCGATGAACAGTTTACGCTTTGTGCTGCAGGTCTCAAGGGCTCGGTGACCTCTAAGCGTTCACACCTGGTCATGATTGATGATGCCATCAAGTCTGCCGCTGATATTGCCAACCCTGACATTCGTAAACAAATGCAGGAAAACTGGAACGCAGTTATTGCACCCACGATGTTTGAAGGTGCGCGAGCAATTTGCCTTGGTACGCGTTTCAGGCATGACGATATTCACTCAACTACATTTAACGAACAAAATAACTGGAGTCAGATTGTTCTTTCTGCCATTCAAACAAATACTAAAACCGGAGATGAAGAGTCTTACTGGCCAGAGATGTGGTCATTGGATTATTTAAAAGAAAAGAAAAGGCAGGCTCCAATTGCTTTTTCATTTCAGTACATGAATCAAATCGTCAGACAAAATGAATTGTCTCTGGCGCCAGAACTGATCGTTAAAGCTGAGATTGCAACTGAATTTGATACGCTGGGCATTGGGGTTGACTTGTCAGCCGGTACAAAAGAAAAAAATGATTACACGGTAATGATTCTTGGTGGGCGTATTGGTGATCGGATTCATATTATTGATTACCGTAGGCTTCGCGTCATGGGTAACCTTGAAAAACTTGACGCAATGAAAGAGCTGTTAAATGATTGGTCAATTATCGGTAGAGATGATAACGGCAATTATTTCCCAACCTATTCAACGTGTGATATTTGGAGCGAGGCTGTTCAGTATCAGGCATCTCTTGAGGCGGACTTTAAACGCATCTGCTTAAATAACGAGGGTCTTTACAACTTGATTTGGCATCCGGTCAAAGGTTTCCGTGCTGACAAACTCGCACGCTTCCGTGGCATTATGGGTATGTTTGAAGATCGAAAAATTATCTTCAATCGTTTCCGCAACTTCACCAATCTTTTTGAAGAGCTTACAAATTTTGGTGTCAGTGGGCACGACGATTGTGTTGACGCTCTCGTCTGGCTTGTTACTGGTTTAGCAAGAAAAGGACAACTCCAGATTGATTACTGAATTTAGAATTAGAAAAAAGAGTTTTTGTTGTGGGACCGGAGTACCTTGCCATTGGCATTACAGCAATTGTATCCGCTTTTACGGGTGGATCCTGGGTTGCCAATAAACTATTGGATAGACAAAGGGAACGAATACAGCAAGCCCTTGACTACACGAATTCTCAAAAACGCAGAATTGATGTTTTGGAAGATCAGATTAATCGTATGCCTTTGGACTACGTATTAAAAGTTGATTTTCTTCGCGAGATTCAAGAAATGCATAACAATTTTCGGCAGATAAACGATAAGCTTGATAAGCTTATGGAAAAGCTTTTGACCAAATGAGCTACATTCTTGAAGTCGAAGAAGACGAAAACGGCGAACCTTTCATTACGCTTCCTGACGAAGTACTCGAAGAACTGGGTTGGCAAGAAGGCGATGTACTTGATTGGGATGTTCGTTCCAACGGTATTATTCTTACCAAGGTGAATGATCCGGCTGGTTACGAAGTTATAGATGAGTAGAATAAATAAAAAGAAATAGTGCGATGTTTTACGGCGGAATGGTAAACGTCCCTGGCGCACCGGGGAATTTAGTTGCTGGTGGCCCCAGCTTTGATATCAATCGCAGCGCAGGTCCCCTGGGAGGACGCTCCGGCGAACAGTTGCGTCGTCTTTATGAAGGTGGCACGCAACAAAATAAACAGCTCAATGAAGAGCTGATGAAGCGCGGAATTATGCCTGGCGCTGGTCCGCAATTACCAATGGCCTTTGGTAGCAGCAATCTTCCAGCAGCTGTTGGAAATATGGCGGGTTTAGCCAACGCGACTTTCTTTGAGGGTCCACAGCTTGGGCAGGCAACTCCTCAAGGCGTTCCTTCTCAACCCTACGGCGGCTCTCCCAATCGTCAGTTGACGGAAGAAGAAAAAGCAAAGTTGCTCCAGCAAGGCACTCCGCCTCCTCCGAATTTTCGCGAGCAGTTCTTTCCTAAGGCTGAGTTAGTTCCTGGTTTCCAGGGTAAATACGTTTCGTAATGGCACAAGACGATAGCAAATATTCCAAACCTGAGCTTCGTGAGCGGATTAAAGACCGCATCATGGCTGGTGATAAAGGCGGAAAGCCTGGTCAATGGTCTGCACGCAAAGCTCAGCTCCTTGCCCAGGAGTATGAAAAGGCTGGTGGCGGGTACAAAGGCGGCAAAGGGGAAAAACAAAAATCTCTGGAGAAGTGGGGGAAAGAAAAGTGGATGACGAAAGAAGAATACGAGAAAAGGAGTAAAGCTAAGAAGGCAGCCAAGAAGTATAAGGAGTCAAAATAATGGCTGTTGACAAAGCGATTCAAGACGGTTATACAAAACGCTATTTACCGGAAAAAGCTTGGGCTTCTCTTTCCTCAGAAGAACGGGAAGAAACAGATCGCAAAAAGCGCGAGGGCAGCAAAGAAGGAAAACAGTTTATTCCGAATACCGAAACAGCTAAAAAAGCTGGAAAAGCTGCAAGAGCCGCTAAAACCTATAAGACTGCTAAGATCAATAAAGATAAAGGGGAAAATAGTTAATGGCTGCAGGAGACGCCAAGGCTCGGCTTAAAGAAATCATTGACTCCTATCTTGAAAAAGATGGTGGAGCAATGATCGATACAGGCGTCGTTGCCGCCCACCTTGCTCAAATGCGAATGTTTGGCATTCGCCAAGGTGTTGAGTTTTTTCCAGCGCAAGATAACTTTGGCAATCAACGCAAAGATTTTGTTGATCGCGTTATTAAATACAACTCCTTAGATGTACGCCTGGATTCAATCTGGGATTACTTCTTGTGCGATGGCCAAGGTCTTTTTTACATTCGCCCCACTAAATCAAATTACCGTCTTTATTACTTCCGTAAACACGAATACAGAAGTTATTACAACATTGACGGCGAGCTTGATGAGGTGGTAATCATCTACAGCTATAAAGTTCGCAACGGCTTTGGTTACCAGCAAGACATCGAGATGAGCAATGTCTCTGGTCCGGTGGGGATGGGACAAGGTGGTGCCAAACGCTATATCAGGCTTTCGATTAAACGCAAGACTATTGAAGAAACTCACTCAGAAGGTGAGATTTCTTTTGAAACAAACTATCAGTCTGTTCCAGGGAAAACTAAAACGTTTAAAAATACCCTGGGTTTTATTCCTTGCGTTGAAATTTTTAACAACGTTCGTGGTTTTTCCACGGAAGGAAGCGGTGAATTTGACGCGTTAGCAAACCATATTTGCACGCATGACGACATGGTTCGCACCATGCGCAAGAACATTCAGTTCTTCGGTAATCCGACTCTTCTCTCGTCTCGTCCCAAGACTGACCTAATGGAGTCGGGGGGAGAAACCGTTGTTCAACGTCCATCTATTGCGGCAAACTCTGGCTTTACTGGTGCAGGCGCTTTAAGTCAATCACGCTTCAAAGCGGATCCTATTTATCGCGGCACTGACGGTCAGTTGCGTGTTCCACGGGTGATCGCAAACCTGGAACCGAACGATCGCGTTGGATACATTGTTCCGGATGCAATTACTGGCGATCAAAACAGTTTTGCTCGTCAGTATCGAGAAGAAATACGTACCGCCTTAGGCGGTGTTGACGAACTTTCTATCTCTGCAGGTGTTACGGCAACTGAATATAAATCTTTGTTTGGTCGCGTTTCCGCCACAGCAAAGAAAAAAGCAACTGCTATTTATACGTATGGTATTTGCCGTTGCCTGGAACTGATTATTTATCAAGAAGAAAAGTTGTTCCGTGAAACGTTAGCAGCTGCGGCGGGCCTGGAAAAACCTCTTGATCTTCCGGAAACCGCTACAGAAGAAGATGTTGCGGCTTACGACCAAGCCATGAACCTTTTTAACGAGCAAGTTAAAGGTTTGATGATGGCTTCACTGCAAACACAACAGATCCCCCCTGGAGTTACTGGCCTTATTCCTGATGGAGACTTAACTGTTCAGTGGCGCTGGCTTGGGCCTGTTTACGAAGATTCCACGCAAGATATCTTAAATAACTCCATTGTTGTTAGAAATCTGCAAGAATTAGGTGTTGATAGCATTGAAGCACTGAAATACCTCTTCCCGTCAAAAACGGATGAGGAGCGGGCCTCGATGCTATCGGGGTTCCCGTTCAGGATGGTGAATGAATTGCAGGGTGCATACTCTCAGTTCGCTCGCCTGGTGGGGGGAATGATGCAGACCCCTCACCCGCAATCACCGGATTTACCGATGGCTGCCGATCCGCGATTGGATTTGACCCCATATCTGTATCGCACCCTAGAAGCATTACAAAAGGAGATGAGTTATGCAGGACGCTACCGTCCAATCGATCCCACAGACGAGCCAAGCACCAGTGGCAGTCGCCCCCAGCAATTACGTGGCGGCAGCTCCAGCGCAAGCACCGGCTCCGTATCAGGTGGGTATGAGCTACCCCCAAGCGGTACCTCAGGCAGCCCCCAGCTACCAATCAGCCCCTACTCAGTACGCCCCCCAATCCCAGTCGGAGGCCCCGAGCGGCAATCCCTGGGAATCGGCGTTCAACAAGGTGGTGAACCTGCTGAGCGCACCAGTGCAATCCCCGTTCCAGGGTCAACCGTCGCAAGCGACACCTCAGTTTACCCCGGCCAATTACGGACAACCCAGCAACCTGGGTACGTCTCAATCGGCTCCGCTGACATGGTCGCCCAACCAGGCATCCTCGCCCAACTATTCCCAAACCTCCTCGAGTCCCTCCTTGGAGCAGGTGGCCGACCTGGTGGGAATGAGCCAGGAAAGCCGTCAGGTGATGGACGCGTTCGGGATCGAGGCACCGGCTCTGCTGAACAACTACGCAGTGCAACTGGAAAGCCTGGTGGACAGCGCCGTCGCGTGGGGAAACAACGCGGCTAATCTGATCACCCGTTACGCCGATTTCGCTGTTAACGAGCACCAGGAGAACCTGGCTTACAACGAAATTCTTACTAACCCCGATGTGCTCAGCGATTACACGCTGAAGTTCTTCGGTCCCGAAGGTCCGTATCCCGTGTACGAAAACGAAGCTCAACTGGAGACTCGTGGTTATCCCACTGCTCCCGTGAATAACGCCATGGCCCAAATTGGCCAAATGCCCGCTCCCCCGACCGCTGCTGCCCCTCAGGCACAAGGCGATTTCTGGGGTTCGTTCAACGAGCAAATGGCTCGTGATCCTCAGAACGCCTGGCGCATTCTGAACCAAGCTCAGCCTCAGGCCGTTGCAAGCAAATTGTTTGTGATGGAGTGATACTTAGGTCGGTAATTTGTTTAATCAATGAATAAATTACCGACTGCTAAAATTTGTGTTAGATAAGACACATGGTGTCTGACTCTTTCACCCGACAAAAACTTCCCCGAGATTCTGGAGGATAACACAAAGTGTTTATCGATAACGACTTTCCTAAGATTCTGGGCGCGGAACTCTACCGTCCCCATCCTGCCTATATTGCTGAAATGGCGGTTGAGCCCGTGGTTGTCCACGACTTCACTCGTCAGCCTGGTCAAACCGTTCAGCTGGATCGCTATAAGTTCTGGGGTACCCCTGGTACCAAGGACAGCCGTGAGCGCGTGTCCGACCAGACCATCGGTACTGCCAACAGCCGCAACATCACCAAAGAGAAGGTGCTTGTTGTGCTGAAGGAATACACCGGCCCTGCTGATCCGGGTGATCCGACCGAGCCCAGCACCTTCAAGATCGCTCGTGAAACCCTGGTTACCGCCCAGCGTCTTTTGCTGGACACCGGCAACCTGAACATGTTCCACCAGAGCATCGGTTCGCTGACCCTGCTCGACGACTATCGTCGTTGGCGCGACCGCGTCTTCATTGACGAACTTGCCAAAGCTGAAGCTAATGGTCAAGCCTCTGGCACCCAAGGTGGTTACTACTTCCCCGGCGGCAAAGTCAAAGACTCCTCTGGTCGTATCAGCTACACCACCGCAGAATATACCGCCGACGTGCAGCAGTTCCATGTTGCAACCGACCTTCTGACTGTTGTTAAGGACCTGCGTAAGCGCAACGTCCCCACCTTCGCTGATGGTCTGTATCGCTGCATTTGCGATCCCACCTTCATGATGCACCTGCGTCGTGATGCCGACTTCCGTGAGATTGCTCGTTACAGCGGCAACCCTGGCCAAGGCATGTACATGGGCAACCCCATGATGCCTAACAACGCCAGCTTCTACATGGGCCCCCAGGCTGGCCAAGCCTACTTCCTGGCTGGCGAACCCGTGATGCCGACTGGTGTTCAGTTTGAAGGTGTGAAGTTCTTCGAGTCGACCAACTTCCCGACCAAGAACATTAATGCCTCCTTCAATGCTTCAACCTTCGCTTCCCAAG